CCCCGTGACCGTGGTTTTTGCGTTCTTGTATTTCCACGGGTCGCAGCTGACTGTGACCGGGATGGTCTGCATCATTTTGACAAGCACCACCCGCCCAACGGAGCATCGCCCACTGTAATAATGGGCGGTGTCCTCGGGAAAGGTCACTTTCACGCGCTTGCCGTGGACTTTGTTGCAGAAGTCAGAAATCGTGGCAGGCCATTTCTTGCCGCTCACCGTGTCCACGCCGGTGAGCTTCAGTACAATGGTGCGGTTTTTGTAGGTCACTTCGCCGGTCAACACCTCGGAAGCGTCCAGCAGACCGTCCCGGCCCGGAACATCAATCATATTCGTGCGGACTTCCGGCAAAGAAATGGACTTGCTCGCAAGAAGCAGGCCGTATTCTGTGTAAGTGTCTTTTCCGTCAAAAAATACTTTTCCTATCATACAGCCCTTGCCTTCCTTGCATTGATTTTGGCCAGTTCTTCATCCATGCCTGGGGCAAGCAAACCGATAACCTGGCCACTGTCCATGATGACTTTCATATTTGCCAACATAGGCAAATACTGTTCCAGCAGCATTACAATTCTGCCGGAATCGCCACCCCCGCTTGTGCTTGCCGCTCCGTAAGAGCCACTTGTATAGTTTCTGCTGATGTTTGCATCTGCTGTAATGGTTCCAGCGTCAAAATTCATGCTGCCTTCAATGTCATTTTTCACAGCCGCGAATTCATCGCTAAAGCCTTCGCCCAGACCTTCGGCCATGAAACCGCCGATTCCGGCAAAGACCTTGGAAGGGGAGTGGATGCCCAAAATGCGCTTCACGCCGCCGACAAGGCTATTCACCTTTTCGTTGAACCAATCCTTGATATTGTCCCACATTCCGGCGATACCGTCTTTCAGCCCCTGAACGATGTTTCTACCGATGCCGCCCCAGTCGTAGTTTCTGATTGTGTCGGCAATAGCAGCGATAACGCGCGGGACGGCTGCAATCAATTCCGGGATTGCCCCGATAATGCCGGTAATCAGCGATACAATGATCTGCGGCGCTGCAAGGATGATCTTGTCAAGGTTGTTCACGATGCCGTTGACGAACGCAATAATCAGCGTAGGGACTGCCGCGACCAGCTCCGGGATGCACTTGATAATTCCGTCAATCAGCGCAAACAGAAGATCAATGCCCATCTGGATAATGTTCGGCAGCTCTACAATGATTGCGGCGAGCAAGTTGCCAATAATCATAGGTACTGCCGCGATAAGCTGCGGAATCGCGTCAATCAGGCCCTGCGCAAGCGTCATAATCAGCAAGATTGCCGTTTCAATGAGTTGCGTCAAAAAGTCCGGGCTTGTCAGCATCTGCACAATCGTCAAGGTCACTTGCACAATGCCGTCAATAAGCGTGGGCAGGTTTTCTATCAGGCCATTCGCAAGGAAGAAAAGAATGTCGATTGCTGCTTGCGTAATTGCAGGTAGGCTATCAATGATACCCTGTCCCAATGCGCCGACAAGCGCAACCGCCGCCTGCAAAAGCGCAGGCAGGTTGTCTGTGATGGTTGTTATGACCATCGGGATAATAGTGGTAGATGCAGATGTAACAAGCTGTGAAATGCCGCCCAACATGACACTAACGCGCGGAATAATATTTCCAGCCGCCGTCTCCACGCTGCTGACAAAATTGCCAATCAGCGTATCAAGGTCTGCGTTGTCGGCTGCAATGCCGGTTATCAGGTTGCTCCATGCGGACTTTGCCGCGCTGACGCTGCCCTGAATAGTAGACGCAGCCTCTTTTGCCGTTGTCCCGGTAATGCCCATTTCCGTCTGCACCACATGGATGGCGTCTACGATGTCGGAGTAAGATGAAATATCAAACTTCTGCCCAGACAGCTTCTCCGCGTCCGCAAGCAGACGCTCCATTTCCTCTTTGGTGCCGCCATACCCGAGTTTTAGGTTGTCCAGCATGGTGTAGTTCTGCTTTGCAAAACCCTGATAGGCGTTCTGTATCATCTCCATGCCGGTGCCCATCTTATTGGCGTTGTCTGCCATGTCGGTGATGGCCTGGTCCGCCTTTTGAGCTGCTTTTTCTGTATCTCCGCCAAGGCTCTGGAGCAGGGAGGCCGAAAAGCTGGTCACCGTGTCCATATATTCGTTGGCGCTCATGCCAGCGGTCTTGTATGCGTTTGCGGCGTACTCCTGCACCTTGTCCGATGCAGTCTTAAAGAGGGTATCGACGCCACCCACTAATTGCTCATACTCGGCATATTGGTCAATGGACGCCTTTGTCAGCGCCGCCATGCCAGTAGCCGCAGCTGTCAAAGCCGCAGCTCCCACCTTTGCCGCAGTAGCAAGGCCGCTTTTCAACTTGTCGGCAAAGCCGGACGCTTTGCCTGAAGCATTGTCCAGCCCATTTTCGTATCCGCTGGTGTCCAGCGTAATTTTTGCATACAAGTCAAACACGTTTATCGTCCTCACCTCCGACCTTTGCGATTTTTTCTTTCATTCGGTCAACGATTTGTTCCGGCGTCCTGGTTTCCTCCGGATTCGGCTCTATGAGGTCAGCATACCGCGCCTTGATATAGCCGCCCCCCACGTACCGCGCCGTGTTTTCCGCGATTGCTTTGAGCGCGTCTGTCACATAGACCCGGTATGCCTTGTCCACGCTGTCCTGTTTGGCGCGGGCAAGGGCATACCGCAGGAACGCCTTTACGCTACGGGGGCCTTGGTATTCTCCTGCGCAGAGCCAGAGGGTTTTTCTGTGCTCTGCGCTGAGATAAAAAGTTCCGTGAACGCTTCGTCTGTCATCAGGTCAATAAAATCCTTGGTCAGTTTTACCAGACTCAGAGCGCCCGTGTAAGCCTCCGGGCTTGTTCCCTCAATGGAGGACAGGATGGAGATTACATCGCCCTTATGACCGCGCAGAAGGGCGGGAACGGCCTTTTTTGCCTTCTGTAAAAGGAACTTCTTGGCTGTCATGCCATCCGGCAGTTGTTCCCGCTTAAACAGGGCGGCGGCGTTCTCGTCCTCCGCAATGTTGCAGATTGGCTCGATCAGATCTGCGATTACTTCCAGGGTGCGATCACCTTTTACGTCAGATAGTTTCATCAGCCGCCCACCTCCGCAGGAGCCGCGCTGTAAAACTCCATGGGCATCTCGTCCTGAGCGGACATGGACACATGGCCGGTCAGCTCCACGCTCACCTGGCCCTTGCCGTTTTTGGTGGTCTGGAGAGTAAAGCCGCCGGTGGACAGGGCGTTTTTCAGGCAGATAGCCACCATTCCGCCGTCGGCCCGGTCGCCAACCCACCACAGGTCTGCAAAGTCGGTCTGCTTCAGGTCTCGCCGGGGGGTGATTTTGCTCCTGTCGGTAGTGTCAATGTCTGCCGCGCCCAGGGCCAGCCGGATGGACTCCGTGGATGTTCCAAGGGAGGTAAAGGCCATCTTGCAATCCCAACCGTCCAGATGCTTCAGTTCCATCATATTCACGGGGCAGTTATTACAACTCTCAATATTGCACAAAAATTATTGCCTTTTTTCTCCGTTCCCGCCTATTATGGCCGCTTTCTCGGTTTATTCGTTCTGCTTGCTATTTCTTGGCGCACATTTTTAGCGCATGAAGGGCAGAAATCAAGGCTTTTTCGCCTCCGCTTCCTGCTTCGCCAACATTTCCTTAATCCTCGCGAGGACAAGTCCTGCTCGCTCCTCGTCGAGTGATAGGATTATACCGTAGGCGTAGATGCGTTCCATCATTTCACGCTCTGCCTTTGTCATCGCTCATGGCCTCCTTTCTCCCGTCCTCTGCGCCCAGACAATAGGCCACGTTTAGGGTTGTCCAGCGTCCGGCGTTGGTGTGCCGTTTCAAAATTTGCTCCTGATCCTTGAATGAGATAAAACGGCCCTTCAATGCCTTTTTCACACGCTTTTCCCACGCCGTGGATGCTTTGGGGGCCTCTGGCTCCACTCCGTACTGGTGGACGATTGCCAGCACTTCCCCATGAACTTCAACGCCGTTAGCCGGATACTCCCCGCTACAATCGTAATCGTCCATGTAATAGGTCTTTATCTTGTTCCCGTGCCGATACAGACGCACAAAACGCCTCTTTTCATCGTCAGGAAGGCTCACAAGGCACACACGCCCGTTAATATCATCCGGGGTTTTGCCCAAGATCACAATGTCGTCAGGGGAGGCCCACGCAAAGGCCGGCCCGGCCGATCCCACGGTGTAAAAGTTTGCCGCATTGGTCAGCATCTTACCGAATTTCATAATTGCGTTGCTCTTACTCATTGTAAAATCCTCCTTGTTTTTTCGGCGGGAGGCTGATACAATAGGTGTACCGGCCTCCCGTGGTGGTTGGCTGTGGCTCCGTGTCCTCTTGCTTGGCGGCTGGGACATGGAGCCTTTCTCATGCGATGCAGAACCTTCTCGCGGTGGTGGTCTTGGTGAACTGCTGCGCGAGGTCGGGGAGCGCCTTTTTCAATGCGCCGGTGTCGATGCGGGAGGAAGTCACGGCCTTATAGGTCACTTTCCAATCCGTGCCGCTGATGGTGTCCACGCCCTCCGCGTCCATGTGGGCCTTGATGCTGTCCGTGATGCTGTCGATCTCCGCCGCCAGCTCGTCCGCCATGCGGCGCAGCTCGCGCAGCTCCTTGATCTTGCTGTCCATTTCGTTGATGCTCATTGTGTTTACCTCCATTTTTTACTTGCAAGGGACACGGAGCCGGGGGCCTTAAACATCTATGCTCTTCGGCAATCTCAATCTCTCTTATCCGTTCCGGCTTTTATCTTGCGTTCTTGGTTCGGCTTTCGCTTACTTCGTCCGCCTTGCCGTGTCCCTTGCTATGGTCTTATTATATCACGATAGCGTTATATTTCAATTGGCGTTGTGTATAAAGATAGCGTTATATATTAGTGCAATTTGTATAATTGCTATCGTTATATTTATGTGGTATAATGCACAATATAAGGAGGTGGAAAAATGACCGTATCAAAGGCGCAGAAAGCAGCAACGGCAAAATATGAATCAAAAGTGTACGACAAAGTTCTCGTTCGACTGCACCGTGGGAAAAAAAGCGAAATAGAAGCAGCGGCAAAGCCGAAGGGGCAGAGCGTAAACGGTTTCATAAGCGAGGCCATAGACGAAAAGTTGCAGCGGGACAACACAACCGAATAGCAAAGAGGCCGGGGCGATTTGCTCCGGCCTCTTTTTCACAGCGCAATTTTGCGCAGTCAGACAAAAAGATGGCGCTATCACGGTTTACTGTGTACGCCCATTTGACAATATATACAGGGTTTACCGTGCATTATTGTCTATTATTACACGGTTGACCGTGTTGTTATAATGTGCTATAATGCGGATAGTGGAAAAGCAGGCGTCGTGAAACGCGACACCAGCACACGCAAAAAGGAGGGAGTAAGTAAATGGCGGTATCAGACGCAAAGAAAAAGGCAAATGCAAAATGGGATAGTGAAAACATGGCTACGCTTGCTTGCAAGGTAAAAAAGGATCACGCCGACAAATTCAAGGCATATTGTTCGGAGATTGGCAAGACTTCCAACGCGGTCTTGCGGGAATGTGTTTTATCTTGCATTGGTGAAGCTACGGGAGAAAGCCCGCAGCAGCCCGCAGGAGCGCCGCAAGGCGATGGGGCTATCCTTACACCTGCCGCTCTTAAAACGGCGCAGGAGGCCGCACAGAGAGCCGGGGAAACGGTTCCGGCGTTCGTCTCTCGCGCGGTTGAGACGCAGGCGCAACGCGACAAGGTTATGCAAGCAATGAGGACGAAAGAAAAAGCCCCGGATAAATCCGAGACTTGACAAGGGTTAGTATCCTGCTATAATGGAGATAGAAAAAGGGCGCTGCGACAAGCGGTTAGCCCGTCAGTAAATCAATTTCCAAATGGAAACCGTCACCGTGCCGGGTGGCGGTTTCTGCGTTTTACAATGATCGTAACCGTAAAAGGCCCGATATGTAGAGTAATTCGCATGGCGTCACCCCCTTTCGGGGTTTGTGACTAACCGCCTGCCGTTGTGCAGCGCCCCGCCCATAATGGGCTATCGACAGAATAACACAGGAACCGTCAAAAAGCAAGACGGCTCCTGTGCTGTATATGGAGATTATGGCACTATTTACACACTCCCGCGCCCTGGTACTTTAGGGCGCTGCCTGCCGCTGTACTTCGGGCAGGGCTTCGCAAGGGGACAAAGGATAGGCAATCCCGCCGCCCTTGCTGCCTGCTGCCGGTCTTTCTCCGGCTGGTGGCCTTTGTATCACTGCCTCCGTTCAAAAGTTTTCGACAATCTCGCCGGAAAGCTGCTCCCACCACTTCCCCATGCTGATTGTGTGGGTAGGGGTGTCCCTGCGGTTCCTGGTCTGCCCGCTGCAATAGTCCGCAATCTTGGACAGATCATCCCATTCCCGCATAGTTCGGCTCTGCCCCTGGCCGCACACCTGGGCTAACTGGTACAGCGCCCCGCGGTCTTTCGCCCTGGTGCTGTCCATATCGTTAGCGGCCTCTTTTGCGTATTTTGCCACAAAGCGGAGCATGGTGGGGTTATCGTCGTACTTTTCCGCAAGGGAATAGAAATCATCGGCGGAGAGGATGCCGCTTTTCATCAGTTCCAGGCCGCTATGGTCAACCGCATCGGGGCTTGCAAGGTTCCCGCCGCGCACATCACGCTCCAGCGCGGCCCGCAGATCCGCCCTCAGCCCGTTAAACTTCGGCCAGATACGGGCATCCGCCTCCTTGAAGTCCATCTCTGCTTGCTGGTATCGCAATTCCGCCCGCTGGCGGGCCATAGCGCCGCCATTTCCGCGGGCCTCTTTCGCTGCCTGGAGTTTGTTCCACGCCTCCACATACTCCTGACGCGCCGCTTTGAACGAGGCATCAAGGTCTCTCGCATAGCTGTTGTATTTACTCATTTATACGATCTCCTTTCGATTACAAAATTTCCATAAAGCGCATTTCTCGGTACATGAAAATATATGGCGCTTGTCCGCAAACGGACAGCGTTTCCCGGTGGTCGGGGCCTCGCCGGTCACAAGCCCGCATCCATGCTCTCCATATAGAGCGCATTGTGGGACACACCTGGAAAGGAAAGGACACGCCCCCCAGGTCTTAGGCCGCTCCGCCTCGACGATCTTCGGGGGCGGGGGTACGTTCCCCATTTCAAACTCCCCGTAAGACGTTGTGATGGTCGGGGCGTACTCAATCGAGGCTCCCACACGACGGAAACGCCGCCCATGTTCATCTCGTTCCCATTCGCCGGGTTCAATTTTCTGTTTCATAATACTTTCCTTTCTTTTAGTCGATATTCGGGCAGGATTCATAACCATTGCGGAATACAGTATCCGCCTCATAGCTGACCTCAAAAAGCGGGGTATGGTAGCCGCTGCTGTCCTTTACAAGCTCGCGGTTTGCATCGTCCAGCGCAAGAAACGCCGGAATGATCTGATTGTCCCATGTCTGCTTTTCAATGGCCTTGAAGCAATGCGGGCAAGTGCGGGCATAGTTCCCACTAATAGTGACACCTGATACGCCTGTGATGCTTCGCCCGTACACTTCCCATGTGCCGCCGCAATAGTGGCACTTGATACGCATATAGCCCATGAATTTCTCCTTTCTCACGCCGAAACGCCGCGCCGGTAAATAAGCCGGTCGAGGGCATAAGCGCAGGCGTCTATGGTGTGGTTGTCCTTGTCGGGCAGTTCGGAAAGAAAGTTTCCGTCCTTGTCCGTTGCGTAGCTGTAATTTACAAATTCGCGGTATGCTTCGGGGGTTCGCTTCGGATCAATCACAATGCGCCGATGTTGCAGCCATTTCACACGGTAGCTCACGCATCCCGGCTCTTTGTGGCATGGGATGCACTTCAAGTCCTCCGCCTGCATATCTGCTATGCTTTTCGGCTCCGCACAATCCGCCGTGATTAGCTGCTTTTCCTCGTATACGCCGCCCAATATTGGCGAATGGTACTCACCCCCGCCGCGGTCATAGCGGCGCTTTTTGATTTCCTCCGCAAGCTGCTTATTTGACAAATGCCGCTTGTATATTTCGTCAACAAAAAAAACGGTGTCGCTCTTGCGGTCATAAGACACGCGGAGAAATGCGGCGGGATCGACTGCAAATCCAAAGTCTAAGCCCTGATAGAAATAGCCCATTTGCTCTATTTCCTTGTCGGTGATCTCCCGTATTTCCAAATTGGGAAAGACTTCGCCGCCCGCGCCGGTCGGTACGCCTAAATATTCGTGTTCATAGGCTTTCGGGTTTACATCGCGCAGCCGTTCAGCTTCATAAAGAAAGCTTTCGCCCAGCCAGTCCGGGGGGATCATGGTATAGTCTGTCAGCAGCGTAACGGCCTTTTCGTCCGGCTCCCGTATAAACACATTCGCCCAGTTGTTGGCGGAGAGCGGCGGGTTAAAGGTTCGGAACACGATAGCCCCCGGCCCCTGTCCTCTAAGCACCGATTGCATAACGTTTCGCGTGAAGTTCGGCCCGCGCAATTCGCTAAATTCTTCAAACCACACATAGCGGAACACGCCGCGCCGTGGCTTGATGGATTTTAGCTTGCTTGCATCGTCCAGCCCTCGAAAAAGGATCTGTGCGCCGGTCGGGAGATAAGTATAGGACATGGGGGACACACGCCCGCGCCATAGATGGGAAACGCCCAGCGTATCAATGGCCCATGCGATTTGAGAAAAGACGCTATCCCGCATTGTTGCACCCACAAGGCGGAATACAAGGCCGTTGCTCTGTCCCGTGGTATCTGCCATAATGCCGCTCACAATCTCCAAAGAGGTAAAGGAGGACTTGCAGGAGCCGCGCCCGCCGGGGAGGTTGAATGTGGTGTGCTTCCCCTCTTTCAAATCGTCATGCAGCGGGAAATATACGGGGGCTATATGTTGCTTTACATCTATGCTGTCAATAAGCGCCCGCGCCTCTCGCTGCTGCCGCTTGATCGCGCTGGTTGCCCTCACGCGGGATTTCAGACGGTCATAATACATCTTCGCCGCCCTCCTCCAGCTCCTTCAAGACGTCGTTAAACTCGGTGAACTTCAAGCCGTAGTCAAGCAGCGTCCGCGCCGCTGTAATGTGGTTCGCGCTCGTTTCTTCATCGTCTGCGACAATGGCGCCCAGCCGGTCTATTGCGGCGGGCAAATTCTGCTGAAGCTGCCGCGTTGCTCTGTCCATGATCCCGGCGGCGGCGTGTTTATATGCTGCCGAAAATTCAGCGTCTTGCAGATACGCCCGCAAGGTGCTTTCCCCAATTCCGGCGGCTTTTGCTGCCTCTGCCCTTGTACGGCACACAAGGAGGGCTTGCAGCGCTTTTTCTTTGCGTGGTGTCAATATATCACCCCTTTCAATCGGCGTTTTCTGCGGCTTTCTGGCGGTCATAGAGCCGCATAAAGTCCGCAAGGTTCATTGTTACGCGCCACGGCTCACGGCTGCGGCGATGGAACACAACAGGCATACCGTCACGAAAGCGCTTGCTGTCCGCCTCTGCTTGCTTCATCCACTCGGAAAGCCGGACTTGCTCGCGGCGTTTGACCTCGACATGGACACCGGGCAAGCCCACAAGGTCAGGCACTTCACCGAAGGACATAGACCCGCCGCGTTCCACGATGTAACCATACTCTCGAAGAATGGCGGCAAGTTCTCTTTCACCGTCTGCGCCTTTTCGCTGTGATGCTTTCCCGCTCGTGTCTTTCACCCCCTTTCAATAAAGCTCCTCGTAAAATCGGAGTTCCCTAATTCTTCCGCTGAAAAAGTGGTTGATGTTATAATCACAATGCCGGTACTTTGTTGCAAAGTGCCGGTCGATCATGGAAACGTACCCAGCCGGGGAAACATCCTCATAATAGCTGCCCTTGCTCTCTTGATTGATATAGGGCATATCCTGGCATATTCGCACGATCTGACTTGCTTTGATAGGCGGATGCGGCCTCCCCATGTGCTTTTCGTACTGCTCGAAATAGTATTTGAACACGGTCAAGGCGTCTTGCAGAGTATAGACGCTCGGCGGGTACACGCTCGCGGTTATCCTTGCGAATTTCTCAAAATCAAAGACCATTAGAAACGCTCCCTTATACAAAAAGAAGAAAAATTGAAAATATATAATATCGGCGGCGGTGCGCGCAGCGCACCCTTATACATGGCGCGGAATGACTTGTCATTCCCTTTTACTCTCTATCTCTTACTCTATCTCTTACTCTATCTCTTACTCTTAGTTACATTGTGACATTTTACCGTTACAATGTAACACCAGTGAGCGGAGATTTATTTCCCATCGTTACTTTGTAACGCTCTGCGCTCTCGAAGTCGCCGCACTCTTGCCGCTGAATCGCTTTCACTTCCCGTATTGGCTACGGCTTCGGGGATAAAAAAGCTTTTGTCCGTGATGTCCTCAATGAGCTTGTACCGGCGCAGAATTGCGATTGCGTTTGCAACGTCTTCCGAGTCTTCACCGATAGCAAAGGCGATTTCTTTTGCAAAGGTTTCATCATACCCATTATAGGAAATAACGCCGTCCGTGCGCAGGCTTGCAAGCTGCATCTTCAAATAAATTATGGTGAAGACCTCGCCGCCCGCGGCTTTCCGCAATCTCCGCATTTCCATAGAGTTGAAATACCCCTCTTTCAGCTTCAGCCACCAGAATTTTTTCTTGTCTTCTGCCATTCGCTTAAATCTCCATTTCTAAAATCTGGATTTGATAAATTATTTTTTCGGCTCTCCATGCGTTTCCCGTGGTCGTGGCTTTTCCTTTGGCGGTTTCCAACGCAAGGACGTTTTTATACGCTGTGCCGACGTCTGCGGCGGGCAGCTCTAATAGCTTTTCCTTTAGCCGTCTGATCCTGTCTTTCTTTTTTGCCCTTGTGATTTCCTCTCGATAGAGTTCCGCCGCGGCCCTCTCTCCGATGATTTTAGCAAATTTAATGTATTTTCCGGCTAATTCTATTTCTCTCATTTGTTACGCCCTTTCCACGGCATCCGCCGCGCATAGAATTTCTTTCGCCCTGTGCCGCATGGAGCGGACAAAACGCGCCTTTTCTTCCTCGTTCGCGGGGAGGTAATAGCCTGTTGCGTTATCGCTCAATATGGCCGCGCCCGCTCGTCTCTCGGCGGAGATCATAGCCCGGACGGTTCGACCGTCGAGGCCGGTCATTCCCTCCAAATCTCGGAGGGGAACGGCGTTAGCCTGCCCGTGGCTCAAAAGGTCAGTTATTTTCATTGGCAAGAAATCTTTCCAGCTCGTCAAGGTTTACAAGCGTATAGGCGTAACTGCCTTTAACGGGCCTGATCGTGCCATCTTTCAGCCAGCGGCGCAAAAGTCGCTCGTTAATGTAGCTTCCGGGGTCTTGCGCCTTGATCTCCGCAACTGCTTTCGGAATAGTTCTAATTCGTACCATGATAAAGCTCCTTTCGGGTTAAAAATAAAAAGTGCCTATCGCTCACGCACTTTTACCATGCGTAAGTAATAGGCACAAAGGCACATTCAAAGGGGGATTTCTCCCCGTTTGTTTTGTCATTCAATTTTCTTTATTATATCACAAAAAGCGGGGTTTTGCAAGAGTTATGCCCTATTTTTATGCAAAATAGTTTCGCTGATACAATCCGCCGTTTTGTGTCGCGCTTCGTCTATGGCGTGTGCGTATGTGTCAAGCGTCGTTGATACATCGGAATGCCCCAGCATCCCGGCAACGGTCAGCACATCCACGCCGTTTGAGAGCAAAACGGAAGCGGCGGAATGTCGGAACAAGTGCGGGTTAATATGGGGGAGGCAGTGCCGGTCACAAAATGCGGTCAATTCAAGATTCACATTTCCGGGGTTCATCGGCTTTCCGTTCCATCTTGGAAAGACCAGGTTGTTATCTTCCCAAAGATCGCCCAGCCGCAGCCGGTCTTTTGCCTGCTCCGCCCATAGCTTGTGCAAGAGGTCAATAGTTTCATCTGGGAGGGCCACGCGGCGGCTGTTGTCGGTCTTTGTCGGCCCGCTCTGTATGCCTGTTTCGGGGAGATAAATCATGCTTTGATTTATCAGAACTTCCCGCCGCACAAAGTCCACCTTGTCCCATGTCAGCGCAATGGCTTCCCCTCTGCGGCATCCCGTGGAAATAAAAAAGGTTATCAATGCGCGGAATGGCAGCGGCTCCTCCTCCAGGGCAGCAAGAACGGCTTTAAGCTGCTCCGGCTGTAAAGCCTTGCTTTCACGAACGCGCTTTTTCTTTGGCAGCGTTACACGCTTTGCGGGGTTATATTTGATAATCATTTCTTTGTAAGCTTGTTCAAGCACCGTGTAAATGATTGCGTGATAGTCTCTGATCGTTCCCGGGGATAGTGGTTTTTCGGCTCCCGTTAGGCTGAAAAGATCCTTTCGGCCTAAGTTCTTTTCGATTATGGCGGCGTTTTGGCGGCTGATTGGCTGATTTTTACATAGTCTGCGGATCAAATTCCCATAGACACCACACGACCGCGCAAAATCGTTACAAGTTTCCCCCTCTGGTATAAGCTCTTTGAAGTCCACGGCGGGCAGCGCGTACACTTGCCATCGGCAGGCCCCAGGCTCGGAAAACTTCTTGTAAAGCTCGGTTAGGTGCTTCGGGCGGATTTCTTGAATAGGGATTTGCCCTATATACTCATTAATCCGCGCAGTTTGCCGCCGGACGCGGGCCAGCGTTTGCGGCTTGTCCCCGCGCTGCTCCCTTATGGTGTAGCAGTATGCGGCATACTCTGCAAAGGTCTGTTTGTTATCTGCTTGAAAGCCGCTCATTAGGTCTTGTTCAAACTCTGTTGCCACGCGCTGCAATTCTCTGTTGAGTTCTCGCGCGGTCATGGGCTTGTCCGGCTTCCATGTCTTATAATGTCTGATTTGCCGGTCGAGGGCATCACGGCCCAGCGTGACCGTGATTTTATACGCCGTGCCGTGTTTCCCCTCTATCTTCCTAATGCTCGCCATTGTTTAAGCTCCTTTCCGCTCCTTGATGTTCATTACCCCCTCCCATTTACACCGTCTGCAAAAGGTTGTGACGCCATTACAAACGGCATCGGGGGCCAGCTTGTGCAGCTTTTGGCCGCAGACCGGGCAACAATACCACAACTGCCCGTTTACCAATTTCACCACGCCGCCGCTCTCCTTTCTTGGCGCACATTTGGCGCACAACTTCGGCGAATAGGCGGGAACGGCTTGCAATTTTGGCGCACAATTCAAGGGTTAACCCCTCTCTTTCGCGTAAGTATTGCAACGGTTCGTTTTAATTGGCAAGAATATTGTACATTCACAGGGCAGTTGTCCACGTCCTCTCCCATGTCGGAGTAAGTAGGGACGCAAGACACATTGATGCCGCCGGTTGTGGCACACACAATGTCCTCGTCCTTCGGTGCGGTGGGAGTAGCCGGGGTAAAGTTTTTCAGGATGACACCCGCGTCGAGCTGCAATTCCTCAAAGGTGCTCTGCGGGATCGCGGTAAATTTGCCCATATTGGGTCTCCTTTCAGCTGAATGTCAGGTATTCAGCGGTAATGTTGATGTACCGGCGCTTAATGGCCGGGTCTTCCTCATAGGTTAGGCTTTGGCACCAGGGGGAACCGCGCTTGAGCCAGATATAGCCCTCGTCGCAGGGCAGATACACGCCACCGTAGCCGATGCGCTTGGACAACTCCTGGGCCTTCTCGTCTGGGACAGCTTCGCTCTCCGTGCGGAACCACAGATTGACCGTCAGGCCGACCTCCCCGGCATCAAAAGCGCTGTCGATATACTCATAGGTGCCATAAGGCATGACCACATCGTCTGGCACGCTGGACGCTCGGTAGAAGGGCATGAACTCGTTGAACCAGGCGTAGAGGGCTTTGTTTTTGGTCATGTGGTCAACGCCCACCTTTCCGCCGTAAAGTATTTTAGCTGCATCGTGGAGGACTTGGGGGCCTGCTTGTTCTCCGGATTTGAGGTCACGCGGTAGGTTTCGCCGGTGGTCTTGTCTTTGAACACGTCGTTGTACTCGATGGGCACGGCCTTGTCTACCAGGACGGAATACAGGCTGGTCACGCCTTCTTTTTCCGCTCTGCGGGCCTCCATGGAGGTATCCAGTGCCTGGTAGTTGGTGAACTCAGCGCCCTCCACCCACTCTACAAAGTGACCGCCCGCACCGTCCGATACCCGGCGTTTTTCCATGAATACACAGGTGCGGGAAAAATCATCTAAAAGGCTCATCAGATCCCCCTAATTCTCCGCCAGTCGTTCAGGCGGCTCTTGAATACATCCTGCCAGCCGACGGCCATGCCGCTGGCGTTGCTGGCTTTGCTGGTGTTGGATGTCAGTGTCGGCGCGCAGTTCCCGGTGCCGTGGGGCGAGCCATTGACCCTGCGCGGTGCGGCTAGCTTTTGCCTGGATTTCGTCCCCCCGCCCGGGAAGTTGTGG